GGGCTTCGTGGCCGATCTGAATTTGCGAGAGCAGCATGTCGGCAACGGCAACCTCGACATCGAGGAAGCGAGCCAAGTCGCGCTGCGTGGCATCAGGAAGGATTTCCTCAAGGCCGTATTCCGTGGCGGCAAATGTGTCGGAGACAAACTTGCGGGAAACGCGGGGATAGGCGCTGCCTGCGGCGATCTTGGTGGCATCGTCGTTCAATGCTTCGGACTGGCCGAGATTGATCTTGAGATATTCGCCAGAGCGAACATCAGCCACATAGATGGGCATGACTTCCGCGCCGATGAAAAGGTTCTGGCGGTTGCTGCGGCCTTCGTAAACGGCCTGGGCAATGTCGCCTCGGATGGTGGTGGTTGTTAGTGCCATAATGGTGGTTCCTTAAAAATTAGAGCTTGCAGGCGTATTCGATCACATCGCCGGTTGCGCCAGAATTGATCGCAGTTCCGAGGGTGATTCCGCTGGTGAGAAGGGTTCCAACAACCACGCCGCCAGTCGTTGCGAAAACATTGAGTCCCGCAGTCACGGGGCCGGGAGAGACCAAGCCGAACTGAGTTGGGCTGAAAAGTTTCACGCTGCCGATGCCGGTAGCAGAAACATCTTCTTGAACCACGCCGACGGCTTCGCTGGCGGTGACCAATGCGGCGGCTGCGTTATCGCCGGAGACTCGCACCAGCGTGTTTGCGGAGATTGCAGTCGCGAACGAGAAGCTCCGGTAGGTATTGTCGATTTGTGTAGCCATGAGATTTTAGAGATTGGTGAGTTGATTGGAATCGCGGAGGGCGATGTATTCGGCGGGGTGATTGCTCATCGCGAATTTGATCGCGGCGGTCTTGCTGCCGAGTTCGGCAGTTTTGTTTTCGATGAGAGCCTTCAGATCAAACTTGGCGGCGGGCTTCTCTTCGGCGGTGGCGCTGCCCTTCATGGGAGCGGAGCCGAAATTTGCGATGATCGTATCCATCTTTGCCTCAAGCTTTGAAATAGGAGAAGCGGATTGGCAGTTGCACATTTCATCCTTTTTCTCTTCAGCCATTTTCTCTTCGGGCATCTCTTCCATTTTGTTCTTGTAGTCGCCGAAAGCGGTTTCAAGAGCGGAGAGGCGGGAAAGGATGTCAGAGATATCGATCTCGTCTTCTTTGACGATCTCTTCAGCTTGGGTTTTTTCGTCTTCCATATTGGTGAGATTTTTGTCAACTGCCTTTGCCTCGAAACTGAAAAGGCCGGTAGGATTGGCGGCAGGAGTTTGAACGAGATCAGCGCTGTAAAGCTCTTCGCAGCTTGCAAAGCGCTTGCCGTCGATCTCGCGCACAGGGCCAGAGAAAGCGATTGAGATGCCGAAGGTGTCGGGGAGCTTCTCGGCGATTTCGAGCACATATTCCCTGCGCTCGGCGTTCTGGAGAAGGTTTAGATCGGCGACGAGTTTATCGCCTATGATGCGAAAATTGTCGCAGAATCCAACAATGTCTTTGATCCCTGCGCCGTGATCGAGATTGACCTTTACGCCGCCAGCGTAGGACTCCGCACATGCTTTCACTTCCTGCAATGTTATGCGATCCACGAAAAGGCCGTGGCCTTTGGCTTCGCCTACGCTGATCACGCTCACGCCTTCGATGATGTCGCTCATGCGAAGGCGCGAGTGTCAAAAGAAAAGGGCCGATGGAGTCCAGGTCGCTCAGCCGATTGATGCGCTTCCTTGTATTCTTTCAGACAAGTAAGGGATTCAGTCGCCCATACGGACGCTTGCACCCGCCTCAAACTTACGACTTAGTGGCGCACCGCCCTCGATGCTCCATCGGCAAGATCAATCTTTGTATCGATTAACGATATCTTCAAGGTAAAATTCCTCAAGCGCAGCCTGCGCGAGCATCAGAATCTCAAGCTCGTTCTCTTCGCGGCAACCGACGATCTCAAACGAAGTCGATATTTCTGGCTTGATGCGGTTAGCCGAGATGTTGGTCGCCATTCCCTGCACAGGAACCTGCGCGGAAATGGAGAGCGCCACCGGCCCGATTGCCGATGACGCTCTCGCACCCACAACACCGACCGCACTAGAAATTTGAACCTGCGCTTCGCCGACTTTGAGCTTGCCAACAACGCCGCGCTTGATCTCGACAACTACGCGCTGGCGCTCGCGATATAGGCCGCCCGGTAGATCGCGCGGCGCGACGATTGGCGGTGGCGGCGGGCCGCTTGGGATTTGAAGCAAGCCCTGCGTGCCGATCGAGAGTGGCGTTGGGCTTGGCAGCAAGCCCTGCGTGGCGATGAGCAAGCTGGTCAAGATCGTCATTAGTCGCGAGAGACGGTGGTCGTTGTTGCGCCGTCGCCGCCGATCGTTTGCGAGATCGCACCAGCGGTGCGGCTCGTTGGAGTGACGGTGAGCGTGTCTCCGGTCTTCAGCCCGTGGATGAGATACATTTCATCAATCTCCGCGCCAACAGTTCCGGTTGGGTGATCTCCCCGCGTAACAAGAGGATCGCGCACCGTAGTGAGTAAATACTCGTCGCCTGCCGTTGGCACAACGCACCAGTTAGAATCTACGGTGGCGGTGTCGGTGCCGGTATCAAAATCAAGAATGAAGCGCGCCTGCTTGTCGTCGGTGTCTTGGTTTGTGACGACGATTGTTTGCCCGACGCACAAGGTTCCGATTGGCTCAAGCGTGATTGTATTCGTAGTCGCCGAGACTGTCTGTCCATCTGCGATGATACGCTCGTCGGCAATTTGGCGAAGCCTCTTCCCCGCCGATCTGTTGACATTGTGCGTTGCGCCGGTAAGAACTTCATCCCACACGGCATCTGCGATGCCTGCGGTGGTAGCTGTGGAGCGGCTTGAGATTGTGGCGTCGATGTTTGTTTTTAGGAGCGTGCCGATCGTGCTGCTTGTTGTGATGGCGGTGAGTAAATGATCCCACACACTCGCAGGCGTGAGTGCAGCAGTTCCGGTAGTCGCATCCACGGGGACGCCGAAACCAACCGAGGCGGCGGCTGGGACTTTGCAGCTTCCGGTGAGAGCGCCGCTGGCGTAGCTCACCCCGTCGCGGACATCGGTGGCGGCTGGCATTTGGCCTTGGGTGGCGTCCACCAGAGTTTTTGCGGAGCCTGCATCGACATAATTGAAGACGGCGACATTGCTGGAGAGCTTTTTGAGGCGAATGCCTGTTCCGCTGGTGGGTGACATTCCGAATGTGCCGTATTCGAGTTCTTCGATTTCGATGACGCCGAGGCCCGCGTTGCTTGCCCCGACCGCCGCCCCTGTTCCTGCTCCAGAATTTCCGGGGCCATACGGGCTGCCTTTAGCGCGGGTGAGATATAAATTCCCAGTAGATACATTGTTGGCTCCAGAAGCCGAAGTTGCAGAACCACCTGTGCAAATGCCAACAACCGTAACATTTCCCGTTGAATTATTCATAAGGCCAAAATTTGCGGCGGTTCCTCCTTGGCAGTTTCCAATTACGGTAATTGATCCAGTAGATGTATTTTGAGCGCCATGAGCATTTTGAAAACTTCCGCCCGTGCAATTTCCCGTGATTGTCACAGTTCCAGTAGAATTATTTGAAACAGCACTGCACCCCAATATCGCACCTCCTTGACCTCCGCTGCCGCCCGTGCAGTTTCCTGTGATATTTAGAGAACCGGTGTTAATATTTACAGCTGCCACATTGGCGACTGCGTTGATGCCTCCAGTGCAATTCCCAACAATATATCCAACCGCTGGCGAGGCCGCCGTAAATTGCAGGCAGTTGCGCGTAGTCGTGGCGGATTTGCTTGAAACATTGGCGGTGAGTGTGACGCCATCATTTAGCGTGAAAATACCGGTGCCTGCGTTGGAGACTTCGTCGCAAGTGGCATTTGCGGTGATGGTGATGGTATGGCCGTTGCTGGCGCGGGCTTCGTCTCCGACGCCGGGAACGACGCCGCCTGTCCATGTCGCGCCTGCGTTGAAATTGCCGCTGGCTGCGGAGGTGATGAGGGCCATGGCTTAGAGTCCTTTCGAGATCAAAAGGGCTTGGAGTGCGGTCTGGATCGCAGCGACGGCGGCTTGCTCGGCGGGGTCTGTGACTTCGGAGAGGTGGCCGCGAAGCAGGCCGATGGCTGCGGAGTCGGCAGTTTCGACCGAGGCGGGAGCTTCGTCGGCGGCGGGGGCGAGGCGCGTGGGGACGAGGCGCATGGCGATGCTGGCGTCTGGCGATCCGTCGGCTTTGTAGCTGCCGGTGATGGCGAGGTTGAGGCTGAAGCGGTCGAAGGTTTTGCCGTCGATGGTGATGGGATTGGATGCGGTCATAGTTATGTATAAGTTAGAGTTTCTCGATCCGACCAAGCACCGATTACGCTGCCTTCGGATACGACTTCTCCGGAAGAATTTAATTCTATCCTGTAAATTGTCCAGTCATTTACTTCGTCAGGGTCTCCCTCTTCTGGCTGGTCTACCCAAGCCAACCTGCCGATGTATGCGTTCAGCCCGTCCGAACTGGTAGCGGACTTGAACTGGTAAAGCGAAGGATCGTTAGGCCCGTTAAGCCGAAACACGGTTCCTTCTGTGTCTTTGCTGTAGAGCCTGCGATCTGTAAGATTAATCGCAAGCTCTCCAACAGAAAGGTCTAGTGCCGCAGGGATACGACCTGCGACACTAGAGCGTTTTAATTTGATCGTTGTAGGCACGAACCTTTATTAGAAGGTTCCGCCGTCAACTTCTCCCTCAAGAGCGGAGATGCGGGTTTCGTGATCCGCAACATCAGTCTCAAGGGTATCGGCACGACCTTCAAGGGCGGTGATATCGCTTTCGGCAGTATCAACACGCCCGCTCAAGGTGCTAGCGGCAGACTCGATGGCGTCGATATCGCTCTCAGCGGTATCAAGGCGTCCTTCGGCGGCGTCAACATCACTCTCAAGCGTGGTGGCACGGCCTTCGAGGGCGTCGATATCACCTTCGGCGGTTGTCACGCGGCCTTCCAAGGTGGAGGCAGATGACTCGATAGCAGAGATGTCTCCCTCAACGGTGTCGAGGCGACCTTCAACCGCAGTCACATCGCTCTGAAGGGTGGACACATCCCCCTCAAGGGTAGTGGCGCGTCCTTCGACGGCGGTGGCGCGGGACTCAAGCGAGTCGATATCCCCTTCAGCCGTGGTGACACGACCGCTCAGGGTAGTAGCTGCAGACTCAATTGCTGTGATGTCGCCTTCAATTGCTGAAAGGCTGTTCGCCACAGTCGAGGCGAAGTTAGCGTCGTCGTTAAGAGCAGCAGCAAGTTCGTTCAGGGTGTTGAGGGCAGCAGGAGCAGCGTCAATGACATTGCTGATAGCTGTATCGACATAGCCTTTGTTGGCGGCGTCGGTCGAAGCAACAGGAGTTGCAACGCTCTCGATAACCACGGAACCAGCGTCAATACCACCGGAGAAGGTTTTCTTACCGGAGATGGTCTGAGCCGAGGCTTTGTCAACGAATGTGCCTTTACCAGCGATAGCTTTGATGTCTGTGCCATTGCCGATGTAGAGTGTCTCGTCTACAAAGTTATGTGCCATCTCACCAGCGAGCAAAGAAGCGGGCGCTCCTGCATTGCCAGTTAGGCGGCGTTTGATGCGAATATTAGTAGCCATATTATTTTGTCTTTCTTGTTTTTGTTTGACTCAACGAATCATCTGACTCGTTTAAGTTGTGATCTTTTAGAATTCCCCGCCGTCGTTGTCAACGCGCAAAGGAATATAATTATTTTGTGCTGCATTCCAAAGGTAGGGAAGACCTTCCTCGTCCTCAAAATAAATGCGACCGCGCTCTCCCGTAGCAGGAAAGTCGCTTTTGCTTTGGTATGTGACAACATCGTCAAAGTCTGTAGGGATGCTGTCTGCGACTAGCTTACCCTTCTCTTCGACCACTCGTCCGTTGTAGATTACTTTCATATTAAGGCGCGTCTGCGTTTACGATGTTGTTATCTCCGTCTAGGCAGAAGCGGATTATTCCAGAGCCGGATGGGGTTGAGTATGTAGCGCCAGCGCCAACAAGCCTGCAATAAAGTATTTGACCTGAGAAATAATCTACTGAACCAAATCCTCCAGAACCAGAAACGCAAGATACATAAACACCAGATGCAATGTCACCAAAGCCATCTAATCCAGCGGCACATCCATAAAACTTTCCAGCACATGACCCTCCGCTATTTGCAAAACTTAAATTACCACCCACACAATTCTCAAAAACTTGCAATGGTTTGTTGCCAGTAATTTTAAACTGCTGTGTCCCTACAGAAATACCGCTAACCCTTACATCGTTTGCCGTTACATTCAGCGTGTTATTGGAAACAATAACAGCGGGGCTTTGAAATTGTGCGCCTAATCCTACGAGATCAACATACTCTGCGTCTATCTCTAGTTCAGAGGAGAGAGGGTATGTGCCGGGGACGATAAAGAGCGTGATGCGATTGGTTGCTGAAGGGCTTTTAGTCTTAGCCTCTGCATACTTTGTTGCAAGATTGTCTCCCTGCTGGGCTAGGACATATCCATCCCCGCTTGATTGCAACGCAGAGGAGCTTGTAACCGCGCTTGCGTAGGTATTCTGCGCGATCTTGAACAGCAAGTTGTGCTGCCCGTCACCTACCTTTGGCTGGGACTCGCCTGTATTAGCGGCGATCTTCGCAAGTAAGGCGTTCTGGGAATCGTTGAATTGAGGGGATTGTGCCATGTTAGGCTAGTCCGGCACGCTGACGGAGACGATCTTGAAAGGGAACCTCTTCTTCCATCTCTGGCTCTTCCATCTCATCCTCGTATCCTTCAGGCATTTCTTCTTCCTCTGACATAGCAGAGAGCGGGTATCCGTCTACGGAAACCAACTTGAATTCACCGTCTCCATCGTAACGAACTTTAGCGAGAATCTCTTTCTCCTCGCCTTCTTTCATTCCAGAGTAATCAAACCCTTCTGGGGCCATGAACTCAACCTCGTCTCCTTCGGGCTTGCCGCCCATACCGATAACAACCGCCATTCCGCCTTTGTCTTTCATATTGTATTTCTTTCTAGCTTAAGAGCGGAGAGGGATAGAACCTCCCCGCTCAAATTAGTTAGCTCTTAGGAGCAGGACTGATACACGGTCGCAGGATTGCAACGCAGATGCATGATCGCGTAACCCCACTCGGTGCGTTTAGGCTGGGAACCCTGCATGAACAGAGCGTAGAAGTAGCCAGTCAACCCAAGGATGTTGTTTGCGTTATCCTTGTTGTTGATCCAGACATACTCACCGCGATAGTTCACGGGGTCGAACTTCAGACCGCTGCCGGGGCTGGTGATCACCTGAGCAACACGCGATGTAAACACATGCGGGTTGTAGATGAAGCTAACCTCGTAAGGAGCGGTGCGGTAAGCCGGATTCACGACAGCTTTGTTGCCAGTAGTAGCAGGGCTGTTGGTGAAGAACGGCACACGGACAAACTCTCCGTTGACGAAGTTGTAGCGAGGAGCCTGACGATCCACGATGTGGACGAAGCCAGAGTAGCTGAACGCTGCACCGAAGGGCTTGATAAGCTCGTCAACCTGCGAGGAGAAGCGCAAATCCTGACGGATGTCAGCATTCTGTTTCTTCAGGAAGTTGCTCGATTCAGGGGAGCAGATGAGCGCATACTGAGGCTCACCGTCAACCATGGCGTAGTGACCTTCGGCAGAGTCGCGGGACAGATCAAGATAGAACTGATCCAGCATACCTTGATCCAAAGCGAACTGAGGAGTGACGGCAGGGAAGTTCTGGTTAGAACCGCTGCTGGACATGCTGAGGGTATCAGCAACATCGAGAACAACTTTGTTGCCAACGAGACGAGAGAACTCATCACGATAGCGGTTGCTCCAGAACCATTGGCTGTTCTCCTTGAGAACTTTGACTTCGCCAGCAAGCTGCTCTTCAGCCTTCCAAGCGGTGCGAAGATCATTCACACAAAAGCCGGGACTGCGGATAGCTGCTTGTTGGAGGTTATAACTAGAAAGGGTGCGAGCAAAGTCAACCGTTTGAGGGGTTGGGTTGCAAGAGTTGCCAGTTCCGTCATTCGTTCCGACATCTTCCCAAGCGGAGTTACTGACATTGGGGACAGTAGAACGCTCTTGGATGAGGGTTTGAATGGTTTCACCCATCCCAGCAGGGAAGGTGTCCTGTTTAATGAGGCGGTTCCAGACATCGGTTCCGATCATTTTTGCGCTGATCATTTCGCCAATACGGCCAGCTTCGGCTTGAAGCTGTGTATCGACATCAGCAAGATTGTATTGTGACATATTTTAGATTTTCTAAATAGATTGTTAATTGCAAGTCGCCATTACCGCATCTGCGGAAACAGCATTTCTCTTATCTCCTCTGAGCCACTTGAGAAGTCCTTTCGGTGTTTTTAAGCTCACAATTATTTTACTATGATTGCGGAACACAGCCTCCGTGATCTCTTTTTCAACAGGTTGATCAACCCTGCAATGTGATCGTTAAAGTATTATCTGAAGTTATGCAAGTAAAAATAACAAAAAAAGAGCGGAAGGTTTTAATCCTCCCGCCCTTTTGTTAAAGTAAAAACTTTTACCTTACGACCTGATTCGGGAGACGAGTCCCTTAACAAAGTCGTCTGTATCTACTTTCGTATAATCCACAGGCTTGTTTGCATCCGCAGGGGAACGAGGAGCAACCCCGCCAGCAGCAGGTGCAGCACCTCCGCGAATCTTCACATTCTCGTTGCGGACTGTTTCTAATTCACTCTGGAGTGAAGTAATGCGATCAACCAAGTCTGGAAGGATGGCAGCACCAGCAATGCCGTAGACCTTCAAGTCTTCCGGCCATTTATCGTATCCCATGATCTCTTCTTGCAACTTCGCAATGTCTGGACGCTGGTCTTCAGGCAATAGATTAAACACCTTTTCGCTCAAACGAGGGATAACGGTGTTAACCGCAGTCTCACGCTGTGCAAAGTATTGTTTCATCTGTTGCTCTTGCTCGGCCTTTTCTCGCTCCGCAGATGCCTCGTATGCAGCTTTGGAATTAGATTCGATCTCTCCCTTGCGCTTCTGAATCGCAAGCAGATTGTCGGCAAGCTGGTAAACTTTTGTCTTATCTCGATCCGACCAGTCGGCAAGAAGTTGCTCTAATGCTTTAGGGTTGCCATTCACATCCGCCTCAAGAGCGTCCATGATGTCTCCGCCGTCAACGCTGTTACGACCTGCATAGAAGTCCACATCGTCAAAGAGTTGGTTAAGTGGTTCCGTTACGAACTTCTTATACTCTTTGCTTGCTTGAACCCGCGAAATGTAAAGCTCTCCGTCCAACGCTTCACGCTCTTGCTCAATCTCGGAGATTTGCTCTTTAAGAGCTTGAACCTCTTGGGATGCTGTTTCAAACTCTTCTCCGCGCCTCTTTAATTCGGCAAGTTCTTTCTGCGCAAGCTTCAATTCTTTCTCGGCTTGTTTCAACTCTTTCCAACGAACTTTTGCGCTGTCGCCTTCTGGTTGAACCTCCTCTGCTTCTGTATTGGATTCCACTTTTTGCTTTTCAACTTCTGGAGTGGATTCCACTTTAGGCTGTTCCTCCTTGTTGATTGCGTGTGACGGAATCGGTGCGCTAGGATTTGGAGGACGCTCTGTTAAGTTCGTCTCCGTGTTGAGATCGTTGCGGGCAATGGAATCCAATGCTCCGCGAAGATTGTCGATTGCTATATTGGGCTGAACTGGAGCCTCAGGTGCTGGCGTTGCTTGGTCGGACATATTTCCTTTCTTGGTTTATTTCTTGATGCCAGCACGGTGACGCTCACCCCAAGACTTGCCTTTTGTGGCAACGCTGGGCTTGCTGGACTTTGCTTGTTTGGCGGGCATTTTAGCGCCCATTGCTTTAGTGTTTGCTGTTTTCATATTTTTATTCTTGTTGGGTGTTAAGTTGTGAGAGCCTTTCAGCCTCGTTGATTTCATCGATGGTGTATAAACCAGTCGAGAAAAGTTTCTTCCGTGCTTGCTGGATATATTCTTGATCCAGCTTGTTGTCTTTAAGCATTGGAGGATTCGCAAGCGATTGAAGCTTTGCAAAGAATTCATTTGCTCCGATAGACTTTCCAGCTTCAAGAGAAAGAACATCCTTAAGATTCTCTCCATTCTTTAGCACGGGTTCTTTTGGAGAGCATTCTTGTCGAACAATAAACAATGCCTCTTTGATTGTTGGATTATCTAAAAGGCTGGAAAGTATATCCAGTTTTTCAGAGTTCATCTGAAATAGTTGTCTTGGTGTCATGTGTTAAGCCCTGATGCCTTCGCGTTGAATCTTACTAGCTGTTTCTGCGTCACGCAATGCCATTTTTTGAGCATTATCCTGCTGACGCATAATCATCTTTTGTTGATGTTGTTGGAAGTCCATCTCCATCTTAGCCTGTCGTTCTGCACGCATAGCTTCAATCTTTGCAAGAATCTCTGGAGAAACTTGTGGGCCTTGCTGTTCAGCACCCGCTCCAATTGTTTGTTGCATGGCAGCTTCCTCTTGCATGACTTGCTGTTCGCCCATCAACTTCTGCACCTTGAGTGTGCCGTTGTGAAGAATCTCGTCAGCGTTCTGCAATGCTTTACGGAAGAATGCAGACTGCTCACGCATCATTGGGTCTTGACCCAACCTAGCTACATGCTCAGACATGTGTTGATTGAGGTTGTTAAGTCCCGGCAACATTTCTGCAACTGACATTGGATCAACCGCCAACGCTTCTTGAGCTTGACCAACAAGAGGCTCAAGCGCGGTAAGGTGGACTTTAGCGTGGACAAGATCGTTCTGTCCGTCGATGACTTGAATCTGACCGCCCTGCAAGAGTTGGTTGTTCTCAACCTGAGCAAGTGATGCATCCCAAGTCGGTGTCTCGGTCTCACCCGGAGGCACAGCGTAGCGTGCTGCATTCTCGTAGCCAGCAGTCTCGGAAACAATATCCCAAACAAGGTTCTGCTTTCCAGAGTCTGGAAGGCTTCCAAAGATGCCCATCAGTCGATCAAAGGCAACCATGCGGGCTGCTTCTGATCCGGCTCCTACGGGCTTTGTAATGCGAAGGCGGTCTATATCTAGTTCGTAGAATGCTTGGAGGTAACGATCCTTCGCTCCAACACCTTCAGAGCCGCGCTGCAAAAGACGCTTGCGAAGATCGGCGATATACTTACCGCCGGGTTCGCGGGAATCGTAATCCCTGCGCTTCATTCGGCGGATCATCTCACGGATAAGTGACTCCCACGGATCAAAGAACAAGTTGAGTGCAGAGACAGACATCTTTGCAATGTTGCTGAGTTCTGCGCGAACCTGAGTCGCAGACTTCTCTACGCTTGTATTAACCAAGCTTTCCGTATTGTAAGAGGCTGTTCGTTCGCGGAACAACTGTGTGAAAGCACTAACAATCGGTAGTGTTCCGTTAGAAACATTGGGAACTATAGTATCCTTAATGACCTCAATACCGGGAGAAAGCAAATTATAGATTCCGTTCGGAATAAACTGCATTTCTTGCAATGCCGTCTCGTCTTTAGGTTGGAATGTAGGCGCAGAACCGAAGGATGCAATCTCCAGCAAAGAACAATATGCGCGATTCAATGCGCCGTTGATTGCAAAGACATCGTAGCCTTGTCCACGAACTCCGTGATAATAGCCGTTAGTCCCAACTCCGTAGGTAAAGATTGTATAAGCTTCATAGCTATTATTGAAACGACCCACTTTCTTGAATAAAAAATCTTGGACTCCATTGTCATCGCAAATCATCATGTGCGAAACCTTTCCGTCAAATTCAGTTACCCAAAGATGGACAACACGAATAGATTGTTGGTTCGCTGCTTGGGTTGTGAAATAAAGATCGTTGTTGCGAAGCTCAACCTCCAACTTCTCCCAATCATACTGACGGAACTGGTAGTGGTTGTTGTTATTGTTTACCGAAGAGATGATAGCCTTACGGCAAGCCTCAACATTAAAGCCGTTGATTTGTGCGATCTCCTCGTCCTTGATGAGTTGGTAAAGTTGTGTTGGGCTGTAGAAGCGCAAGCAGGCTGCACAGTCAATGTTCTCCTGACCAATCTCCGTCTTACGAGGAAGCTTGAAATCAGACATATCTGTAGCCTTCCAACGCCAATCCCATTCGTCGTTGAATAGGGCGATACCTACTCCGTGCTTGATGAAAGAGTTACAGAGACGCAGATAGGTTGGGAAGAAGTTGCGCCAAGAGCGGACTGCTGCCGTGACTTCTTGCGCGACAACATTCTCAAGCTCGTCACGCTCAACCATCGGCCCATACATTGTCGGACACGAAAAGAATGTTTGCGGAGCATTGATGATGTCTGTGTATCCAGCCATCGCTGTATCAAGGACTTGCTTTGCAAACCCCCAAGAAACATTAACTCGGTAGCCTTGCCCTGCGTTGATGAGTGCGCGCTCGTCGTAAGGCCGTTCGTTATCGTATGCCGCGTCAATCTTAGAGCGGTCGTAAGCAGATACGGCATCTGCTCGTCGTAGTGTCTCCCAAACCTCATAGGCAGATTTTGCATCCTTGATGCGGCTTACCGGAGGCTTGCCGCTTTCTGAAATTGTTTGTAGCACATCACTCATCGCTTAAGTCTTTCTTTTTATCCCGAAACAACTGAAAGAAAGAGGGGGACTTCTTCGTAGCCTTTTGAGTCTCTTCTTTCTCCTCAAACTCTTCCGCTGCTTCTTCGGCGTCCTCAACGGACATCTGTTTAACTATCTTCATATCGTTTTGTTTATTGTCCAACAATAGGTTGATAAGACTTCCATCTTTGCATCCATGGACAAGAACAGCGTTCTCGTTGATCGGATTATTAAAATGAATATCCCAAGCTAAGTTGGCAATAGAATCACATACTATCTTTCCGTTTTCCATGCGATAGTTTTTTGTGCGCCAATTGTTTTGTATAAGATCAGAGTCAATTAAGGCCGGAACACAATACCATTGGTGGACCGATGCCCAATGACGAGTTGTTGTTGTGAGCGATGTAAGTGTAGGGGCTTTGCAAATCTCTGGTGGGTAAACTCCAACGGGAGACATGCGGCTTCCAGCAATGGATTCTGGAAGCAGTTCTCCGTTCTTTCCTTCGTAATTTCGTTCACGACTTCCGAGGAATTGTCGGGCTGCTCGTTTCTCGTAGACGGCATCTGTTGTATCTTTGTGGTATTCATAAGCGATCTTATCTAGCCAGCCATCTTTAATCGGCGTTGCATCAAGCTCAAACCAAAAGAACGGCTTATTGTTACCGGATGCGTTGAGGAAGTAACAAGTGTTCTGCCAGAAATGATTGCAAGCCATCGGCCATCCAAAGTTGTTGTCTGGAATAATGTGAGCCAATGAAGACGAGAACTTCGGTTTCAATCGCGCAGCAACATCGGAAGCGTCTGACTCAACTTCATGTGAGCCAACAACAACAAGATCGTGATCAGTTGTGAATGAGAATTTATCAAAAGCTGCGTAAAGATTGGGAATGAGTTCACGGTCTGATTTGGATATAGGTATTACAAGTTTCATACTAGAAAAGCATAGAGAATGTTGCTGTGAATGTGATCGGCCTGCTTGGCTTCCGATCAGTTACGAACTCTTGGCAGTTTACTTTGCGCCAAACACGGCGAGGCATAAAGAAGCCATACTCGTAAATACCGCGAGAAATAATGATAATTTTAAAGCCAGCCCTTTCCAGTTTGAACTGCGATCCTTCCAATGCACGACGAATAGCGAGAGCCAGAGGGCTGTTAACGGGATCGTGTCGAGTGCCATTGTCATAATCTTCGGGTAGAACTGTTACCTCGAAAGTATAATCAGGACGCTGGGAGTCAACAAACTTTTCAGCTTGTGTCTTATCTAAACCCAATGCTTGAAGGAGCGTCATTGTTTTTCTAGTTTGCTTTTAACCTTTGCAAGTTGCTCGTCAAACCAATCGGTGACGGTCTTTCCTTGAAACGCGAGGTAGGCTTTAAAGAGTCGCCATTCGCTTTTACGACATTTAGTGATAACCCGATGTGTTCGGGGTTCCTTCCATTCTTCGCTGAATTCGTGTGCCATGCGGGGTATAAATATACACAAGGACATAAATGTTGCAACAATTATGTTGAAAAAAGAATGCTGTTCTTTCAACATGACCGCATGACAGTAAATGAAGGGAACTCCGCTCCTATCTTCGGAGAGCCGATAAAGGGCAAGAAACACAAGTATGGATTTAACTGGCGTCTGCAAACTCACGATCTTGCTATTGAACTAGCAATGTTCCGAGAAAAGATTACTCGACGCATTCCGTCTAATGTTGGTGGGGTTGAGATTGCTGACCACTTCAAGACGATAGCTAAAGCCCTTTGGCCTGAGAACGACAAGAAAGCTGGTGCTAACTTTATATGGCATCCTTGGGCAGACCGAATGTTGGATGCTGCCTGCAAGTATGACTACCTTGCTATTGCTGGCTCCGGAGGTTTCGGCAAGTCGGAAATGTATGCTATCTGGGCGATTGTTAATTACTTAGCCGATCCAGAGAACACGATTGTCCTAGCTACATCTACAACTATCAAAGCATCCAAGCAGCGCATCTGGGGTAAGATTGTAAAGTATTGGCAAATCTGCGAACAGCTTGGACTGCCGGGTAAGTTAATCGACTCGCTCAATACGATCCGCTATGTGGATGGAGCAGGCAAGGCGATCAAGGGCGATCTTGCTGGAATCACGCTTATCCCCGGCGAGAAGAAGAAAGAGAAAGATGCTACGGGCAAGATGCAGGGTATCCACCAAAAGAATGTTATCTTTGTTGCGGATGAGTTGTCAGAGCTTTCAGAGGCTATCACGGAAGTTGCTTTCTACAACTTGAGCAAGGGTTGCGAACGCTTTCAGTTCATCGGCATCTCCAACCCCGCCTCGTATGTCGATGCGTTCGGTAAGTTCGCCAAGCCCAAGGAAGGGTGGGAAACAATCTCCGTGGAGGATGACGAGTGGGAAACGGAGCGCGGAATCTGTCTGCACTTTGACACGCTAAAGAACCCAAATATGATGCGCGGGAAGAAGGTTTATCCGTGGATGGATGGGCCGGAAGACTTGGAGAAGGTTCCCGCCTCAGAACGCAATACAGCCTCGTATTGGCGCATGTATCGTGGTTTTTGGTGTCCCGCTGGTGTTAGCGATCAAATCTACAGCGAGGTTGAAATCGTCAACGCTAGGGCTACAGACAAGGCTATCTGGCTGGACAACGAGCTTGTTAGGGTGGCATTTCTTGATCCGTCTTTCACGAACGGAGGAGACAGAGCTATCCTTTACTTCGGAACTGTGGGCAAACTTGCAGAGCCTTACGGATACAAGGGGCTGCAATACGACGAGTTCTTGAAGTTCGCAGAAGATGTAACTGACGAGTCGGCAACTAGGACGGAACAGATTGTTCGCTGGTTTAGAGATGAATGCGTAAAGCGTGGAGTGCAACCCAGACACGCTGGATACGACAAGTCCGGTGCTGGTGCGCCTCTAGGTGATGTTATCTCGATTGCTTGGAGCAAGGATGTCTACGGACTCCAGTTTGGCGGCAAGGCTTCGGATAAGCCCGTCTCTGCTTACGACCAGACTCCGGCCTACGAGCGGTATGTAAACTCTGTGTCGGAGATTTGGTATAGCCTTAAGGAGTTCATGCGAGCAGGACAGATCAAGGGCATCAGCAATGACTTCATGCAGGAGATGTGCCATCGCAAACTAGATAAAGGCGGAGTGAAGGATTTAAACCTTCGTATAAAGGTTATGCCGAAGATTGAAATGAAGCTCCGCTATGGCATGTCTCCCGACATTGCGGACGCAGGCATGGGGCTTCTAGCACTCTGTAGAGAGCGTTTAAGTCTAGATAGCTCAACCGCAACAAAAGCTCTCAACCCTAACAACAAGAGCGAAAGCAAGGGCTGGAAGAATGCGTTCAGCAAGTTCCGCTCGGTTTACGCTTAAATAACCCCTCTGCGTCTAGCCTCGTCTAACTCCTCCTGCGTCCATTGCTGGGCATACCACGCTTCATCGTCCCACGGGATTGGTCGTTGCCTGTCCACTCCAAAAGATAGCCTTCCGTATATGTCAGGAGATTGTTCCTCTAGTTTGACGAACTTGTCTTCCGGAAGCATATCTTTGTCGCTGGGTAGGAAGAGATAGTCACGGATAAATCCAAGGATGCACCAATGCTTGAGGAGGAAAGTTGCTTGGGCGCAAGCCATCCAAGGTGCGGTGGTCATTCTGCCTCCAAAGATCATTCCTTTCTGTCCGATATCTTCATACATTTTTCTGACAATATCCCCGTGCCAGATGCAGTCGGACTCCTTGAAGATTAAGTCTTTTCCTGCTCCGTAGGCTATTAATGCTAATGTCAGAACAGAGTGTGACCAACCGCACAATCCTTCCCGATTCTCCCTAATACAATCACCTACATGCCCCAAGTTATCGTTTAGCAATACTATGTTGTCGCAATCAGCAGGAACCTTCGTGCAAATGACATAGTAGTCCTTGCTGTATTTCTCTGTGTTCTCCTTCCATATCTGGAAAAACTCGGCATCCCAAGTTGACTTGTAGTGGTATCCGGAACCGATGATGTAGTTCATTTGTGATAGACGCTGATTGTCGGCTTGACCCATCTTGCTATCGCAATCTTGCGTAGATGGTTTGAGTAATGCTCTGAACGCTTGAACCCATACTTGGCGAACACCTCGTCCCAATACTCCTGCGGTTGGCAGTTCACATGATGATGCCCGCCATCAGCCCATTGTGGTTCGGAATAGGTCAAAAAGACCAGATTCGCAGTTGCGAAGAGTTGCATATAGTTGTCTTGATACTTCTCCTCCACATGCTCCAAGAACTCGCAAGACCACACGATGTCCGGTTTGAGCATACATCCGATAGGAAGCGGGCCTTTCGTAAAGTCGTGGATAAGTATGCGGTCTTGGACAGGGCTATTGTCTAACGCCAGCTTGCTGCCATCCACGCCTATCCCTTCGATGCCGTGATCCAAGAACCACTTCACCGTATGACCCTCTCCGCATCCGATGTCCAGCATTGTCCGTGGGCCAAACTTCTTAACGATGTCCATCCACACAACCGGATCAAATGTGTCTTGATCCCCTCCAGTAATAAAACCTCCTAGGTGTCCGTCACATACCAAGCTCATTTAATTCCCTCCCCAGCGATTGATTCAACCCAAGCAGGATGCGTTCCAATAGCTTTCCAATGTCCCTCAAGATCGCGCAGATTTTTATCTGGAGAACTTCCGATATTCACATAGCGATAATCAAATCCCGTTGCCTCAAACACAAATCTTAAGATTTCATCTGACCACATTGTTTTATGTCCGTGATTTACCATAAGATTCCGTATTGCTGATTCCAGCGTGCCTTCTCCGAATCCAGACTTGGACAACCAATCCAAGTATTCATCGTCGGCCTTGTGTGCAACGCGAACAATTGAAGGAACGCAAATTCGCAGAACTCCACCTTTTTTTAAGATGCGGTAACATTCAGTAAAGAAGTTAAACGCTTCTTTGCTATCTGTATGCTCAACTACATGCTCAGCAAATATATAATCGGTTGAGTTGTCTGGAAATGGAAGCGACTTTGTTATATCCACATCCATATCGTGATTTGACCAACCATCTAGGATGTTACCACCGCAACCAAAGTTTAATTTCTTCATGCTTTTTGAAAGGCAACCGCTCCGTTTATCAAATCTGTAATCCAGATTGAATTTGCAGGAGAGTAATTCGCTTCAAACTTTTCAGTCATCTCCATCAGATAAGAATGCTGTTCGTGAGTGATGTCGTCAAACACAAGCCACCCGCTTGACTTGAGTAACTGCCAACCGTCAATCAGATCGCGCTCCCCACCTTCGTATGAGTGATCACCGTCGATTGTTACAAGATCAAATGATGCTCCTTCAGAAATAAGCTGCGGTAAAATATCATGCGAGTTGCCATCTATAAACCTTACGGAGCCAGTATAGCCGAGCTTGTTCAACAAGTCTTTAATGTGGGCGTTACTTCCTCGTCCAGTTCCTCCGTATTCCTTTCCCCACATATCAACAAGCGTTAAGCTTTTGATTGTAGGACACTCGTTAATAACAACCTCAAGGCTTGTGCCTTCGTTTACTCCAACCTCAAGGTATGATTCCGCTCCTTCGCATGTGCGAGAAAGCGCCTCTCTAATTGCATATTGATGTTTGTTCATGTTTGTATAAATCTCCTAATCCATTCCGTGTAGCCGATAGTGCAATCACATCCGTTTCGGTAGTCCAAGACAAGATGCTTTTCCACAAAATCACGCATAGCCTTACGCCTATCATTTATGTCGCTAACTGTCATATTCCGACAGTATGACACAATATCATTGGTGTTAGTGCTAGCCAAGTCAAAGCGTGGGGAGAAGTCTAGTTCTTGCCCGAAAGGTTTAGTCCAGTCATCAAGCCGGATCGGTATTGCTCCCATCAGCATAGACTCAAACAACCGCATGGAGGAAGGCCCGTTGCCTCTAGGACAGAACGAGAATACAGAGGATTGCAACTCGTTCATGTAGTCAGTCATCAAGTTGTGCCGCCTGTTCTCTGGTGTCTTCCACCAATCTATCCAAGTCACCTTAACTCCAGAGACATCCATCCGATGCCTGTTGCCCCATGTGCTTCGGTGTCCGCGAAAGGTGATTAAGTGCGATCTTTTGCGCCGTTCCCAGCATCCGTCCAGATAGTCTGGAATGAACTTGTCGTATTCATATGGAACATTGAACCCGCAAGATGTTCCAAATAGATACCCAAATGGAACAAATTCCGGTGGTTTGTCCCCTGTGATAATCGCAATGACGGGCTTATTGAGATGCGATATCGCCATTAAGTCCTTTGTTACTAATTGCGAGTCACCAGTTGTGTGATACCAAACATAGTCTGCCTCTTGTGCGCTGCCAACAATCTCAATATTCGGGTTGTATCCGATGAAACCTTTGTATCCGAAATGCTGTATCTGAACCTCGTTGTGCGGTAGTAATATCTTCACCACCATTGCCTCCCGTTTGCGGCAAGCCACTCCCTAGCGAGTCTCTTGTTGTGTTCGTTGCCAGCGCATTGCCGATTCTGTAGCCAATGGCTTTCGTGCATTTCGTGGTAGGTTGCGTTGTGTAGCTCTATTCCTCCCGTAGAGCGAACAAGATCACGCATGATCATGTCCCAAGCCTCTCGGCCTAGAAGCATGTCGGGAAAGAATTGGTTGCGCTTCATCCACCACTTCTTCTTGAATGCGAAAAAGTCTGCGCCGGGGTATTTTGTTCCCGTTGCTATCTCGATCTCGTTCACCATCGTTCTGTCTATTCTGCGGAAGTCCATGCGTTGCGAGTAGCATGAGCCGAACATCTCGCAAGCGTCGATAATCTCACCCGTGATGCCCGTGCATACTCCAATGTCGGAATTAAGGATAAGAACGATGTCTTCGTCTTCAGCCACTCCGCAAGCTTGGTCTAGCATGTTGCGGATGAAAGGAACTGGCTTGTCTCCAACCTCTCGCCCATCTCTAGGTGCAATAAAGTCACACTCGATCCATCTTCCTCCGCTCAACTCGTTCTCTTGCTCTATTGATCTCCGTGCGATCTTCAGCCTCTTTGCGGCGTCGTGACTTAACTCGGACGGAGAGGATGTCACCCACACGATCTTTGGAGGCAGGTATCCGTCGCTTATCGCATTCGCAATCCTATCTGCCCAATCAACCGCCTTTGAGTAAGGAACACGGAAGGTGTGGTGTGGCTTCCAACTAGACTGATGCCAAAGCGTATTCTGGTCTGTAACGAGGGCGATTGTCTTTACATTGGATGCCGAAGCAAGGTGTAAGGGCGCGGAGTCAATTGCGACTAGTGCGTCTGCGACATCGTATAGCCCAAGCATATCGTAGAAGCGGTCTGCCTTAATGCTGGAGATGTCCACGATGTTGTGATCTGGGAGCAACGCTGTCAGCTTTTGCTTCAACTCCTCGCCTTTCCAGAAGGGGCTAGAATGACCTGAGAATGCCGTTAGAATCGTTTTCTTTCCGTTCTTGGGGATGTGGGTATCTATCAACGCTTGCTCTCGTTCTTTGCTTCTATTGTCGAACAATAAAGGAACAGAGTGCGGTGCTGCGTTTACCTTGCTGTTTGTCCAGATGTCCCGATCAAATGACCAACCCTTTTGATCTACTCGCATGTCTTCAGCGCAGACAGCACAGTTGACTATGCGGTAATCCGCATATTCCTTACTTATACGGAATGCCGCATGATTTGGTTTGCGAAAGTCATCCTGCCATACAATAGGCTCGATGTAACTACATCCTTCTACAATGCTTGCAAACTCCATTGCGACAACCAACTTGATCTTGCAACCCAATCTGTCGTGTTCGTATTTCAACGCAGGGAGAAGGCAGAGAATATCTCCCGCCCGTCCAAGCATGACATAGATGTTCTTGTTGCAGATCGGAATGTCGTCTTGGGCAATGAAGCCCTGCGTTTGATTTGTCAGCGTGATGTATGGAACTGTCTCTTCTACTATAGCGTTGATAATCTCTTCCTTGCTTCCCTTTACTCCAGCATCCTTTGCCCATTGGGACATTTGGTGGATGCAGTAGGTTTTGCGTTGTTTCCCGTTGATTGTAAATCTCCATCCTCCCGGTGGTGTTCTTGAGACATCCAGCCCGAATCTATTTTGGTATTTCATAAACCTTCGCGTTTCCAGCAATGTGTGATCTGTTTGAAATCTTCCTTCAGTTCATCCGTCAGTCCTTCGTGTTGGACATTCAAAGGAACATGCACCGCAGCCTTCAATGCACAAGAGCAAGTCAAACACGCCCCAAGGTAATTGTCCAGACTTGTCTTCCTGTCTCCTAGAACCCCGTTTATTAGCGTGAGAACGCCAGCCATGCACGCTCCGCAACTAAACTGGAGGGTAACATTGTTCGGGCATCTAGTGCAAATCTCCGCCCTTCTCTCGGCTTCCCCTTGCGTAACGAATGCGGCTTGCCCTGTAAGCGTCTTCATTGCCCAAGACTTCATCATATTCAAGAATGCCAACACAGCCTGTAAGGAAAGCCTTCTGCGGACGATTCTCTTCATGCTTGTAGGAATACACTTCTGTCCCCACTTGGGGTTTTGCTTGCACATGTCGCTCAAGAACTGCTCCTCCCAATCGGGCGTTAGAGGAAGGTTGTTAGCCAAACAATGGTTGACATAGGCTTTCTTAATCGTGCCGTAGTCGTAACCCTTAAATGATATCCCTGTCGTTGGATGCTTGTATCTCCATTCACCCGGTGGGCAAACGGACTTGTCGGTGTATGTGTATTCGATCATTGAGCCATGCGATTCACCGCACGGACTGCTGCATCTCTAGCACCCGATATTGGAATGCCGTCGATAGAGAAGCCCTGTGCATATCTTTCAAGCTCCCTATCGTATTGCGAAGTCGGCATGTTTTCAAGCCTCTTCCTGTTCTTGAACATTTTGTCAGACATGACGCGCCCGTATTCGCGGACATAAGTTTCAAACTCTTGATCCGATATCGGGCGACCAACAGCGGCCTGAGCAACACGCCTTGTCGGGAATGATGGACCGCTGCCCTGCTTCAAAATTAGTTCGTTAAGCTCGTTCTCTGGCGTATCCTTCGGGAAAGAGAAAACAACCGGAACTCCAAGCCTAAACAACCTGTCGCTCCAATCATCCACGCGGGTTGGTTGACCGAGTGCGTTTAGCGATTTGGAACCCATCAGCGGTCCCACCATCGGAGTGTTGGCATAGATTGATCCAGTTACGGAAGACCTATCCACCGGATCGTTAATCATATCAGAGATGTTTCTGAAGACCGAAGCACCGATGCCGGGGATGAATGTCTTGCCGAAGAATCCAAGCTGACCGATAACCTCTTCAGTAGCCCTTCCTTCCTTTGATGCATCAAACAAAGGCTTTGTGAAGGCGGCGAATGGTCCGCGTTGAGCAAGGGCAAAGAACGCAGAGCTTCCCATCTCGATTGCTTGGTTCAATTCCTCTGGCGACTTTCTGGCTTGATTCAACTTTCCTTTGATTTGCCAATCGTCCAGCGCACCAGCAAGCATGATTGGGAAGAATAACGCCTCACCACCGCGACCGATGTTGATCGGAATGATTGTTCCGTTTACAACGATATGGATGCTGTATGGCTTCCACTTCTTGTTCCAAGCGTCGTGGAATTGACGATCCGTTGCGGCATCTGGCCCGTTGCCTGTAATAACGATTCGGAATGCCTTATCCTCGTCTTCCTCGTCCGTTGATCCAGAAGCAAGGGCAGCAAGGCCAAGCATGACGATTGATCCGGCAATGGCATCCGTTAGGCGCTGGCGGTATTGAAGCTCGTTGCCAAGACTCATCTCGTAGCGTTTCTCCCATCCACGCTTGCCAGCTTCTTTCTCACGCCAAATACGGAAGAATCCGTAAGGCGAATACCAAGCGACATTGTGGAAGACTCGCGCTGGAACAAGGGCAAATCCGTAAAGCATCCTAGAAAATACCTGCATACCGGGAGATGACCTAGCCGCACTTTCAGCCATCTGCTCAAGGAAGTGGATTGGGTAGTAGGATATAAGTCCTTTGTCGCTCAATCTCTTGTTTTCCGCATCAAGACCTGTGATTGTAATTTCCCTGTTTCGTCCAACAGAAAGAAGTGCGTCGTTAATTGATGATTCAAGCACTTCTGTAAACGGAACATTCAGCCTTGAAAGTTCCGTCATAACAAGCGAACGAACCTCCAGATCGGCTAGAACTCCAGCCCTATCAGCGTTCATGCCTTCCGATACGAGTTGTGCCTTCGTCTTGCGGCGAGCCTCAAGAACCTTCCTTGCGAAAAGCTTCTGCTCATCCTTTGGAATGCTCGTCATCTTCATCGCTTCCAATGCATAGCGCGTGATGTTCTGGCTTTCCAACGAAGTGATCGCGCCTTGATCAAGAGAGGAGAGGACTCGTCCTGTGATCTGCGCCATACCGACAGACATGTTTAAGAATCCCTTGCCGTATTCTCCATTCTCCCATTGCTTCTTACCTTTGTTAAACAACTCGCGGAGAGTGTTGTTGCCTGCGAGATACTCAACGACATCGTTGCGGTAGATTTGCGTGCGGAATGCGTAGGAGACTTGATCATACCAAGTCCGCATACTTTCCATAAATGTCTCGAAAGCAATCGGGATGTTCTTCGGATCGCTAGTGGAATACCTTGCGATGTCTGTAAAAAGGTTGCGGATAGAAAACCCAATCGGTGATGCGATGTTTACTAACGCGGTCGGGATACCCATCAGAGCTTGTCCCGTGTAATAGGCTCCAAGCGAGTCACGCAATCGGACTGGTAGCTTGGCATCCGCAACGATCTTGTTAATCTCTACGATAGACTCCGTGCGTGTCACATCGTCTACATTCGGATCGGAGATAATCTCGTCCAACTCTGCAAGGCGTTGGAACTGTTTGTCGGTAAAGCCTGTCCATCCGTTCTGCTCGGCGATGACATTCTCTAGGTTCCTAGAGGGGTCAAGCGCACCCGTGCGAACTGCCAAGCGAATCTTTTCCAACGCACCCTTGGCAAGCCTTGCGTTTCGGGCGAAGTAATCCTTCCACGGCGCAGACTTGTTCAGCGTGTCCTCAAATGCCTTCTGTTGCGCTTTGGCTAGTCGGTCGATGATAATGCTGTTGTAGAGCCGTGCCGCTGTCTCTGCCGCTTTTGTGCTTAACCCTGCCTCACGCAGATAGTCGCGGATCACTCCTTCGCGCCAGTCCGGTCCTTGTTGTTGCAGCAGAGGAGTATTCTTAATACGCTCAACAATTGCTCCAAGAGGACCGGCTTCTGCCGCTTTTTGAATCTCCGTTAACTCGCGGTTCATAAACTTGATCTCATGCTGTCTCCAAGCGAGATCGGCGATAAGCCCAGCCTGCGTCTCGGATACTCCAGCTTGGACAAGTTTGCCCATAAGCATATTCTTCCAAGGCTCCTTGCGACCCATGTCTGGATTCAAGCGCAAGTCTTGTTGAACAATAGAACGAACGATGTTGCTCTGCGCCCTTGGGAGCATTGGCGTATCGGACTGCATTCTTGCGAATCCGTCAATAACCGCCTGCGCTTGTCCG